AAGCATTGCCTCATAAAGGGCGAATGGGACGAGTCCTGGACGGCCCGGACACGGACCTTGGAAGTGCTGTACCGGGACCCGGACAGTGACGAGCCCCGTGGCTATACCCGCATTCAGTTCATGAGCTACGACCAGGACCCGAGCGATTTCGCGTCCGGTGACTTTCACTTTATTCTGCACGACGAGCCGCCGAAGGAATCGATCTGGATCGAGAATCTTGTTCGTGCCAAGCGCGTGAACGGGACCATGTTCTTGTCCATGACCTGGCCGGATGATCCGACCATTCCCGTGGACTGGCTGGTGGACCGCGTGTACGAGCCCTGTTTACCGGGCAAGGACCATGACCCGACGTATGAAATGGTGGAGATGTATGCGACCGAGAACCAGAACCTGGATCAGACCGCGATTGCCGAAATGGCTCGTACGCTTTCTGCCGCCGAGCGTTCCACACGTATCTACGGGCAGCATCTTCGACTCTCCAACCGTGTGCATCCATTATTCACCGACACGGACCATACTTGGTGTTTCAAATGTAATGACCTCACCATTCTCGATGGCGGCGGTCATTGCGGGACCTGTGAATCGGACGATGTTGTAGATTTTACCCACGTGAAAAACGTTCACGTGAACGAACTGTTTCCCGTGATCCATGCGATTGACCCGCACCCGCGCAAGCCACACATGATGGTCTGGGTCCAGGTCAATCCCAATGACGATCTGGAGCAGGTCTGTGAACTGGAAGTGGACGGTTCGCCGCAGGACGTGGCCGATCGGGTTTTTGAGCTGGAAGCGGAACATGGCTGGAGCAGCATCCGGCGCTTGATCGATCCGAACATGGGCCGCTCCCCGTCCGGCACGGACCGGGAAACGACCTGGCAAGATGCCTTTGAACAGGCCGGGCTGATGTTTGATCTAGCCGATGACAGTGAAGTGGGGCGGCAGATGGTCAACGACTATCTCAAGCCCGATGTCAAGACCAGGGCACCGCGCATGGTCATTGACCAGCGCAATGTGCGGACCATTTACCAGATGAAGCGGTTTAGCTGGGATGATTTTAAGCGATCGATGGAAAAAGATCAGAAGCAGAAAGTGAAGCAGAAGTCGGACGATTATCCAGCACTTTGGAGATATATCCTAAATTCGCAGCCGACCTTTCGCGGTTGTCGCCATTTAGGTACGTCAGTTGTTACGGCTGGTGGAAGGAAGAACGGGTATTAAAGACGCGCAGGGTTGGAGTTGCACCAACTTCCGAAACCGTTATGAGGCCCCTCCGAGAAACCGGGCCTGCGAGAATCGGACCGTCTCGAATCGTGCGTGTCTCTGTCCACGCCGCACTGCGCATACGTAATTTAGCACGCTAATTGGACGAATACAAGAGTGAAAACTAGAAAATCCATCAAACCTGAAAACGTCGAGCAGTTTGTTGAGACCGTTATCGAGCGGTACAACCAAGATTTGTACGATCGGCAGGCCTGGTCTGAAGCTCGTCTGCAACGGACTGCAAAACTTCGCGGGTGGCTTGAGCCGAAAAATTATCCCTGGCCGGATGCCAGTAACCAGCACATTCCCCTGCTCATGACCAATTCGCAGCGGACCCAGGACACGCTCCATAACGCGGTCCTGTCCACGCGCCCGGTCATGTCGGCCATTGCCGTGAACAAGGCCGATGCCGAGAAGGGTACGTCCATTGACGAGCTGCTGGACTATCAACTGTTCACCGAGCAGAGCGGCGAAGAAATTGTCGGGCATTTGATCCGTTCCTTTACTGACGATGGCAAGTTCGTGGCCTTTATTCCCTGGGTCAAGGACCGGCGCGAGGTTATTGAAATTAAACCGGTGCCGCAACCGGCAGATCCGATCCTGGCGCAGCAGACCTACTTGCAGTTTCTGAACGAGACCTTCCCTGGCTCCTTTGCCCAGCAAACCGGCGACGACAAGTATGCCGTGAGGTGGACCGATGAAAACCAGAAACCGCAAAAAGCCGAAGTCGAGTTCTACTGCGACGAAGACAACCGGTACTTCGCGTACATCACGAAAGAGAAAGTCGTCTTCGACGGCCCCTGTGTTATCCCAAAGGCGCTTGAAGATGTTGTTGTGCCATCTCGTGCAGCTAATCTCCAGCCGCCTAGTCCATCTAATCCAGAGGGAGCCGATCACTTCGTGCTCGTTGATTACCCCTCGTGGGACGAAATCAATCGACTTTACCATCAAGGGTATTACGACTGCCTCACAGCCGAGGACATCGAAACACTGGAGGACCGAACAGACCGAGGCGTAGGCAACGACGGCCAGGCCCAGACCGGGGCTGATCCAGAACAGCACAAGGTCCAGAAAGATGCACTCGCTGGCCAGACCTATGGCAATGCCAAGACCACGGCCAAGACCTTTACCCGCCTCACCTACTTTGGCCGCTGGGACCTAGACAAGGACGGGTTCGAGGAAGAGATTGTCGCCCGCGTGTTACTGGGCGAGAAAAAGCTCCTGCGCCTGCGCCATCTCCAGGAAGAGTTCCCGACCCCGAACCCGCGCCGTCCGGTTGCTGAAGGCTCCTTCTTAGAGGCGGAAGGCGAATGGTACGCCATTTCCCAGACCGAGTTGCTGGAACACATGCACGACCTGACCAAGGTCTTGCTGGACCAGATGATTGATAAGCACACGCTCGCGAACATTCCCTGGGGCGTGTATCGATCGGCGTCCGGCGTGAGACCTGAAGTGATCCGTATGGCTCCGGGCGAGCTGTACCCGGTCAGTAATCCGGCGAACGATATTAACTTCCCCCAGATGCCGCAGCAGGACCAGACCATTGCCCTGAACTTGATCTCGATGGTCCAGCAATGGGCCGAGCGCCAGAGCATGCAGGGCTCCTTGCAATTCGGTGGGGTCCCGCAGGGCAAGGCTTCTGCGCTGCGCACGAGCACGAACATGCAGAGCGTGCTTCAGCAAGGCGATGCGCGGCCTGAACGTATCCTGCGCCGGTTCTTCCGTGGTCTCGCCCAGATCTATCAACAGATGCACGAACTGAATCAGGCCTTCTTGCCGATCAACAAACAGTACCGGGTCACGGGCGTGACACCTCAAGGGAAAGACCCCTACAGACAAATCGACAGCCCGACCGCCATCCAGGGCAATTTCCAGTTCGATTTCAAGGCCAATGCCCTGAACACGAACAAGGCCTTGACGAGTCAGATTCTCCAGGAACTGGCCCCGGCTTTGGTCAATGGCTTGACCTTGCAGCTCGGGCTCACGAACCCGGAAAAGATTTACAACCTGCTTCGCGACATGGTGCAGAGCAAGGGCCAGGACGAGAATAAGTACCTGAACCCGCCCGCGACCGCGAACCAGCCGAAACTGTCCGCAGAAGATGCCATGGGCCAGATGGTCCAAGGGATTCTGCCCCAGGGCTTGCCTGCTGAAGGCGCACAGACCCACTTACAGACGCTGATGCAATTTGCATCAGACCCGCGCTACGCCGAACTGATCCAGCTCGACCGCAATTTCCAGGTGATCTTCTCCGCATACCTTCAGCAGGTCCAGGCTCTGGTGATGCAGGAACAAATGCAAGCGCAGGCTGCGCAGCAGTTCGCGCAAGCATTAGGCGGAGGGGCTGGCGGCAGTGGCGGGCCAGAAGGGTCCGTTGATCCAGGCGCGACGGAGCAGAATTTTGGTCAGGGACAAAATCAAGTTTCGGATGAATCGCTTCCCGGAGCGAAAGGAATGGTTCAGTGAGTAGAGAGCTTGAGGCAATTGTGTGGTGCGCGACATGCAAAAATGAATACGGGCGCGTGTTCCGTGAAGAAGCCTATCACGGCTGGAACCATGTCTGTGAACCGTCCCCGATCCCGAAGTATTGCGGGATTTGTGAAAAGCCAACGGAGAGAAAACAGTAATGCCGACCAGACAAGAATGGCTCAGTTCCGTTGCAGCGCCGTCACCACAGAAGTATGCCGTTGACCATGCCCTGCTCCGTTCTGCCGCCGTCCAGGCCGAGAAACTGACCGGCACGCCGGAATGGGACCGGTTCCTGGAAAAGGTCCAGGCCAGACGGAACGAGTTCTGGCAACAGTACGAGAGCTGGTTGGCGCAACTGGAAATTGCCAAGAACGAGGACTCGGTCAAGGCCGCACAGATTAACTGTGCCATCTACAAGAACTGTGCCTTTGCCCTGGACGAGATCATGGCCCTGCCGGGCGAACTGATCAAGGAGCATAAAAACAATGCTTGAACTTGGCCTGGTCGATACCGCCGATCTCTTGCACGAGTTGAAAAACCGGTACGCGGCCCTGATCGTGCTCGGGGCGCATGCCGACAATAACGAGTTAGAGACCCAGATTCTGGACGGGCCAGCGTACATGATTGCGGGCCTGCTCGCACAGGCGAGCTGCCAGATTACCGCGTCCATGTCCAAGCCCCTGGAAGACGACGATGATTGAAGGTGGCGTGACCCTGACCTGGCTCTTGATCGCGGCCTTGAACGTGGCCGTGGGCGGGACCTTGTTCGGTTGGATACACGAAGGGCACCAGGCAGGTTGCGAGCACCGGTCACGAGTATTTGTGCAAGCGCAAATGGAAGAGAAGACGCAAGGACCGATTCAGGAAGAGTGCAGGTAACACGAGGCGACATCCGGCCATAACAGGATGCGGTGACTAAACACCACAAAATAAAGCGAGGAGCAGTATGAGCGACGAAGTG